AAAGGCACCTGGGTCCCCGGTTCAACGATGCCGATGACGGCTTCGAGGACGGCCTGGAAGTCGCGTCCGGAATTCGAGGAGAAGGCGCCAGGGACATTTTCCCAGCAGATCCAGCGGGGATACTTGCCATTGGTGGCACACCTCATTTCTTTGATAATACGGATGGCCTGGAAAAACAAACTGGATTGTTTTCCTTCAAGGCCCTCTCTGCGGCCAGCTACGGAAAGGTTAGTGCAGGGAGAGCCGAACGTAATAATATCCACAGGCTCGATCTTGCCGCCATCCATGGCCGAGATGTCGCCGTAGTGCTTCATGTTGGGGAACCGCTTGGTGGTCACACGAATGGGAAACGGTTCGATCTCCGATGCCCACAACGGTGTGATCCCAGCCAGGACGCCGCCCAAAGGAAAACCCCCGGAGCCATCGAAGAGGCTACCGAGGGTCAAAGTTGTATTTTCAGTCATTTGCAGTTACCTCAAAAAGGAATGATCTGCTGGTCGGGATCGGCGACCTCATCGTAACTGTAGGTCAGGCCATCACGGATTACAGATACACCATCGCTGGAGCCAACCTGCTCAATGTACCGCTTCACGATGACGTCGCAGAATTTTTCGTCCAACTCAATGGTGTAGCAAATGCGGTCGGTCTGCTCACAGGCGATGAGGGTACTGCCAGACCCGCCGAAGGGATCAAGCACAACCGCATTGCTCATGGTGGAATTCATAATCGGATAAGCCAGGAGCGGGATCGGCTTCATGGTAGGATGATCGCCGTTTTTCTTCGGCTTATCGAACTCCCAGATGGTGGTTTCCTTTCTTCCGGTATACCACTGGTGCTTGCCTTTCTTTTTCCATCCGAAGAGACAAGGCTCGTGCTGCCACTGATAAGGAGAGCGGCCCAGCACCAGAGACTGTTTCTTCCAGATGCAGCAACCAGAAAGAGTGAAGCCAGCGTCGGCAAAAGCTCGACGGAAGTTCAGACCCTCGGTATCCGCATGGAATACATAGATGGAAGCATCGTCGGCCATGGCAGCGTGCATCTGCGTGTAGGCATCCAAAAGGAACTGATAGAAGGCATCGTTTGCCATGTTGTCATTTTTGATTTTTCCAGCGGTGCCTTCATAGTTGACGTTATAAGGAGGATCGGTCAGCACCAGGTTTGCTTTAGTACCGCCCATGAGCAGCTCATAGGTTTCGGCCTTGGTGCTGTCACCGCAGACAAGACGGTGGCGGCCCAGCTGCCAGATGTCACCAGGTTTGGAGAAGCAAGGCTTTTCCAGTTCCGCCGCTACATCGAAATCATCTTCCTTCACGCCGTCTTTGATGCTGTCCTTGAAAAGGGCATCGATCTCCGCAGCTTCAAAACCAGTCAGAGATACATCAAAATCAGATCCCTGCAGGTCGGTGATCAGCAAGGCCAGCTTGTCAGTATCCCATTCGCCGGAGATCTTGTTCAGCGCGATATTCAGAGCCTTTTCTTTATCTTCGGGCAGCTCAATCACAACGCAGTCCACCTCGGTATGGCCCATGTCCTGGAGAACCTTCAAACGCTGATGGCCACCTACCACACGGCCAGTAGTCTTGTTCCAGATAACAGGCTCCACATAGCCAAACTGCTCGATGGAGCGTTTCAGCTTTTCGTACTCGGCATCGCCGGGCCGCAGATCTTTTCTGGGATTGTAGTCGGCGGGCAGAAGATCGGTGGTATTTTTCTTTTCGATTACCATACCAAACCCCACTCAGCGAACTTCTCGAAACCGCCAATGGCGTGGATGAAGCCTCTCGCTGTTTCCACGATTTCCTCGTAGGGAATGCCGTCGACAAACTCATCGCCGATGGCGCAGCACAGTTCCACAGGCTTCCCGGTTTCCTGGGCCTTGAGGAACGCATAGATGTTGACGCTGACATCGGCCTTGCTCAGATCCTTACCATGCAGACCACCGCCAGTAACAGAATCACCCATGTCGCTACCCAGCTTCCGGTTGGTGGCTCCGGTGTCAACATCGGTACCGCCGGTCCAGTCGCCTAGGGGATTGATCTCCGCCATCGGATAGGTTTTGCGGATCTCATCCGCACTTGCATTGCTCTGGCAAATGATGATGCGGTTGCCGTCCATGATGTACTTGCCGTCATAGGGATACTTACTGTAAAGATCCCAGGCAAAGTTACAAAGCCAGTGCTGTTCCCTTGTCATAGGAACACCACGGAAAATGCCGTTGTCACCGCAGCGGAACGATTCTTCCTGGTTCTTAGCCAGATGCTCATCCTGGGGAACGATGACCACATTGGGTCGGACATCCCCAGCGATCCGCTGAATGGCGGCTTTGATTTTACGAAGGTTCAGCACAGCGGAGGTTTCAATGATTGCATGGCAGACACCGTGGCCGAGCAGAACTTCTACTGCAATCTTGGGATCAATCTGGGTTTCATAAGCGATATCCACGATGGCGCCAGCAATGCGGTCAGCAAGTTTATCGGGATGCGCTGGATTTACCTTTTCAAACATAACATTATCCTTTCCTTGCACGAAGTAGTCTTTCCATAACATCGTCCTGGGGGTTGGGGCCGCTGTATTCAGCGGTGCAGTTCTCACGGACGATCTGGAAGATTTCTGACCACAGACGGTTCGCCTGGGTCATGTAGGTATTTGCGATTGCCACATAGGGCGATTGGATCGCAGCACCCGTAGTGGGGTGCTTTGCCAGAAAGCCTAGCTCGCTTGTGATGGATTCGCATTGTATCCATCTTGCGCTGGCCATGGCATAACGCTCAATGAGCTGGGGGTTGACGATAGATGAACACCCTCGCTCGTGGAGCCAGTTCCACGCTTTTTCATATAGCTCTGCTGCACAGAGGGTGGAACCATCTTTCTGCGTTGCGGAAAGGAACTCAGATGCTTTCGGCATTGCCTGGCCTTCCAGGTCAACCGCGCTGTCTTTGAAATCAATGACAGTCAGCGGCCTCTTGCCGGGATTTCCATCTGTAATTTTCTCCGCAACTGGCTTTTTAGGTCTGCCGCCAGAGCCGGGTTTGGGTCCTCTTTGGCCCATTTTTTACACACCTCCTTATGGCCGGGGCTATTCCCCCGAAAACTTATGCGATTTTGCGCACGTGACCCCAGGCCCGTTGCACGGCGCGAAAGCTGTAGAGATTTGATATCCCCTACCGGGGGAGGTTGCGCACCAAAATGTAAGCGCATCCTCTCAATGATTGTGCCAGCGATCACCGCGTTCTGCGTGGAGTCTGGCGTGGCAGGATTTACACAGAGCAAGCAGATTATCTGTTGCGTGAGTACCTCCTTCTGACAGCGGCAGCTTGTGGTGGATCTCTTCTGTGGGCGTCAGCTTTCCGTCCTGTTGGCACAGCTCACACAGAGGGTGTGCCTGTGCATAGCGGTCACGAATGCGTTTCCATGCTCTGCCGTATCTGCGGTGTACAGCCGGATCACGGTTGTACTTCTCGTAGCGTTGTGCTTCCTTTTTGGCGTGAGCTTCACAAAATCTTCCATGGGTTAGCTCTGGACAGCCAGGGTAAGAGCATGGGCGTTTGGGTTTACTGGGCACGTTTGTCCTCCTTTCTTCGTCGGTGTTGGAACTTGTAGCGGAGGATGTACCACACCTGCTCCAAATAAGAAACCTTGCGGTATCCCAGGGGGAACACCTCCTTTGGGCATAGAAAAAGCCCCATGAGATTGCTCTCATGAGGCAGTTCCATTACTTCTCGGCAATTATAATGATATCACAGGGGCAAGGTATCATTCCATACCATTAGGTATCATGATTGCGTACCGTCTGAATTACTGCCAGGGCTGCGTTGTGGAGGCGGTACAGGTGGTGGATGCTGTAGCCCATTTCCACAGCAATCTGCTCCCAGGTTTTGAAGCACAGATACCGAAGCTCCAGAAGGGTCTGATATTCAGGGTTTTCCACGGATTTGATTATTGCTACCATCTCACGCTTCAGATCCACCAGCTGGTCAATATCGGCATTGATTTCATTCTCCAAATCAATGATTTTTCCGATAATGTCCTGCATCCGGTAGACATTGCGGCTACCACCGCCGGGCATATCGCTCATGGTTGCGGTTGCCTTTGTGGTCAGGTCCCGAAGGGAGAGAACCTGCTCCAGCTTGCTATTGATGCGCTGATCCAGGCGGTATGCCTGGCCAAGATATTCTTTTGCAGTCATATTCATACCTCCAGATTTGCCTTAACGGCATCGATAAGGGCGGATTGTGTTTTTTCTTTCTTGCGAAGGGCGGACATGATCCGCTCGTCAATTGTGTCAGCTGCGATGATATGGTGGATGATCACAGTATCGGCCTTCTGGCCTTGCCGCCACAATCTGGCGTTTGCCTGCTGATAAAGCTCCAGGCTCCAAGTAAGGCCGAACCAAACGAAAGTGGAACCTCCGGCTTGAAGGTTGAGGCCATGACCGGCAGAAGCTGGGTGGATTACAGCAACCGGGATTTTTCCAGCATTCCAATCTGCGATATCCTTGGAAGTGGAAATCTCTCGTACAGAGAATCGCTTCTTGATCCGCTCCAGATCGTGCTTGAACCAATATGCCACCAGGAGAGGCTTGCCATTGGCGGCTTCGATCAGATCCTCCAGTGCATCCAGCTTTCGGTTATGAAGTTCCAGGTAGTGCCGATCTTCGCTGTATACGGCACCGTTGGCCATTTGGGACAGCTTGTTCGCCAGAGCGGCAGCGTTCCCGGCATCGATT